TGTTCAAAAGAGCAGAAAACGATCATGCAAGGACTGTTGCTACTTCTTCCCCTGGTAACGCTATTCTTGTCTTCCTTTTTCAGCATCTTTGAGCAGAAATGGAAATACTCATACAGATTGAAGTTGAAATCAGAATTGAATGCTGCCTTTCCTGCAAGTTTGCTTTCACCGTTCTTGTTATCCCCACCGTTGTACCACATAGGGTTACTGCCGTAGAAATTCTTGCCGACATTATACGGGACATCGGCAATGATAAGCTGTGCCGGAGGTATGGCATATTTCTTATAGTTCTGCATTGAATCTCTGTAAATCTCACATTTTAATTTTTTCATTTTTTTCAAGGAGACCGCATATGCTTCACTCTGGCCAGAGTCTCGGCTCCTTTCTTGGTTTTATCTAACTATCGTTTCTGCTTGTTCCTTGTACATCTTCCCCGCCATCTGCACCAGATAATGCTGTAAGGCTTCTGCAACGCTGACACGATGCTTGGTGCAGTATCGGTCAACGTAGCGTTTAAAGTCCGCATTATCGGCATACAGGGCTGTGTAATCAATGTTCTGCATTCGGTGCCTCCGCTACTCTTACTCTGATAACTTTACCGTCAACATTGTACTGGATCTCTCCGGTATACTCTGCACCAATAAAACCTACTCCCTGTTTTTCCAACTTCACCAGCGATTCTCTCACTTGATTCATGATTAAGGTCTCAATGTGCGTCATTTTCTTCACCGCCCTTTTCCTCTTTTCTCATAGACAGCACATACGGGGTTCCTGGAAAACGTATCTGATACTCTCCATCAGGACAATTCAGATCGTGCTTGTGCATAAACCACTCAAACACAGCCTTGATTGCCATTTTGGTAACGTCTTCCTTTTTTCCAACCCATTTATCATTTTTCAGATTGCCATAATAAATAGTATCTGTAATAGGACTTACTCCCATTGTCTTAGGCATCTGCTCCACCTGCCTTTACGATCCTAGCAATCTCTGCATCACCCTCTACGCAGTATTTTTCAAAAAGATATTCTTCCAACTGCTCCACAACTTTGTTTTGGTCGTAGGCGGTCGGTTCTATATCAATAAATACCATCAGTTCACCCACTGGCACCAAATCGGTATTTTTCCCGTTCTGCTTCTTGATTACCTCTTCAATATGTTTTTTCAACGCATCCGCATCAATCAGTCTTCCCATCGTTCGCCCTCCTGTTCCAATCTGTAATTGCTTTTGTTCGCTCGTCTTTCCCTGTTCTGATGCCTCCGTCCTGATCCATGTACATCTCACATTCATAGCTTTTTGGAAATTCTGTTCCGCATTTCATACATTTGATTTTGAACATTACCCCAACAGCCGAATGTGATGACTTATTTGTAATGGTTAAGAACATTGCTTTTCCGCCACAAAACGGGCACGGCTTTAATTCTTCACTCATACTTCATCCCTCCAATCAATGCGCTGCCCGCAATTCGGGCAATAATCATATCTATCATAATCAACCTCATAATGCTTACCGCAGGAAGGGCAAATCCATGTATCGTATACAAGTTGTCCGTCCGAGAATCCGTCTCCCTCGTAATCCGGTTTCTTTGCTGTCTGCTTCTCCACAGCTTTACGGCATTCTTCCACCGTGCCGATCTGGCGGTACTGTTGCACCTCTTCCAGTGCGTTTATTGCCATTGCATAAGCATTTTCAAAAGATTCACCCCATGATGTATCACATGGAATTGCTTTTCCAATTTCGTTACAATCATATTTTAATTCTTAAATTGCTTCATTCTCCGTCATGGCTACTCCTCCAACAGTTCCGGATTGTCAAATACGTTACCAACAACCTCATATTCAGTTGTATGCTCAAGCCTATGCTTATAATATTTTTCTCTAGGAATCGTACATATAATTTCAAAATCTCTAAATGTTATAAGAGTATTTACCTCACTATTGTTTATTTTTACAATATCATTCTCCCAAATCAGATTACCGTTCTTGTCTTTCAGTCCGGTGCACTGGCAAATTGTGGCTGGGGCTACCTCAAATGCCACAAACTGCAAACATCCTTCTTCTCCGACCTTATCACTCTCATTTACCGAGTTACCAACTGTATGAATAAATACTTGCCCTGTTACACCATCATCAATACGATTTCCAATTACCCATTCCCCGTTATCAATCCGCTTTCCACGGAATAAATATCTATCCTGCATCCTCATTCCTCACTTTCTTTCTGTAACCATGCCAATGTACAATCCTTACATACCTTGTCACTTTTTAATAAATTCCGCAGGACACATAATAGCGCCATTGCCAACTCCTCGTCCGTCATGCTCCTGATCCGGTCTGCGTTGGTCATTTTTGATTTGTAATTGTGAGCAAAAAGCCTTTTTTCATCCTTTGTAAGCCACTTAATCCATTTTCCACATTTATTACAATAAAGTCCTGTTTGATTTCCTTTCTCTTCAATAAAACCTTTTACAATTCCGCATTTATTACAAGTCACTGTCATTTTTCTTCCTCGCTTTCCTTGTACGGTTCCGGCAGTGGCATCCAAGCCGTAACCTCACATTTTTGCCAACCATTCGTGAAAAACTTCCCATTCCAAAACGCTCTGAATGGGTAGGGATCGCCTTTAATTGATACAAGATATAACTCCAATGGCTTGTTATCAAATATTTCATTTTCTTCCGGCTCTTCCGGCAGTCTCTCGCTTACCGGAATCCAAAACGGCTGATTCTGTAAGGCAGTGATTGCCATTTCCATAAGTTCTTTCCAATATTCTTCATTTACAAGTTCATCCCAATGAGGATTAAACCTGATAATGTCCAAATCCTTGATAGCTTCTTCTCTCTTCATTCCGCACCTTCCATTTCTGCCAGTTTGGCTTTAGCTTCCTCTTTTGTGAGGAATACTGATTTACCAAATTCCATTACATCAATTTGACCTGAAAAAGTTCTATCATTTGATTCATAATCGCAAAACAGTATAATTTCTCCATCTTCAAAACAATCCAAATGGAAGTCTTTAACTGTAAACTCGTCTATATCTTTTCCAAATCCTGCAAAATCAAGGAAAATTTTATCTCCCACTTTACAAGGAAATCGCAGTAGCAATCCTTGCTCCTCGGCATCCTCGTAGCGTTTCAACTTTTCCCTCAACTCTGCCATTGCCCACATATTTCGATAAAATACTGCGATCAGAGCATTTATGTCTGTTAATGGATCATACATGAGGTTTTCCATCATTTCTTCATCAAATGATTCGTCATTTAACGGTAAAACATCTTTTGCAAAATTTTCCGTAATAACTCTTGCGAAATCTCTCGCATCAATATCTTTTGCATAATCTCTATATCTGGTATTTCCGTCCTGTGTTATGTAACAACAATTAAGTGCCAGTTTAAACATTCCCATTTCTGATACATTCTTATTGGTTGTCAGTCTCTCCATCCTTGCTCCTTTCCTTGATCCTCGGTCTCTCCACCATCACTGGATAGCTGCACTCATACGGCTTCGTGCGTCCGATTCTAATAGCATCAGCAACCGGATGTGTAGCCATGTAGAGTAAGTCACCGTTCTGAAAGTTTCCTGTTCCCTCTCTCATGAAACTACACTCCTTTTTCCGTATGTACTTGCGATTCCGTATACATTGCAAATTTCTCTGTAATATTTTTCCTGTGCATGGATATGAGCATCCACACGGTCAAGTTCCGTCTCACACCACTTTGCAAATTCTTCTGCAGACAATGGTGTTTCCAAATTTTCAAATTTTTCTCTGTTTTCAATCACAAAGCACACCATATCAACCGGAATGTGGTTCAAATCCGAAAGAATCTGAATCTGTTTATCCTTGTCCTCTGCTTTTTCATAATTCGCCAACAATTCATAACCTGTCATCTGCATTTATATCACCTCTTATCAAGTTTGATTTCTTTATCGTAGCAACTCTTCTTCGGATTCCCCTCTACCGGAGAAACCATCTTTTTAGGATCTGTAGTGTATGCTCCGTTTAGTTTCACACCTATTTTGCTTTTTTCATCCACATAGCATGACGGTTTGTAACGATCCGGTGGAATGTAGTTGTGAATTCGCCAGTGCTTTACTAGTACAACACCACTGTCGAAAGATAAAAGGAATCTGCTGTCTATCAGTATCTTCAAATCATCATCAGATGCACCGCACATCCTTATGATTTTACGTGGATTGTTCACAAATCCGTCATCATCCGTGTTCATGCAGATGTGAAAATAAAGCATTTGAGCCGTAGCAGGAATATCCAAAAAAGCATCACTCTCAATTATTTTTGCGCTGAACATTCTTTTTTCTGCCATTTAGAACTCCTTACTCAAAAATAGGCTTCTCAATATAGATACCGGTGTTTTCCACCAGTTCTCTCCACAAGTCCATGAAATTCTTTCCGTTACACTTGTCTCCGGCTTTGTCCATGTGGTCAGAAAACTTATCCTTGAAATTCGTCAGCTTCTTCTTACTAAATCCATCTTCCATAAGAATTACCATTCCATATAGGATGTACCTTGTAGACAACTCATTGATAAGGTTGTTGCATCTGACCTGTTCCAGGATGCATTTCTGCGCTACAACCGACTTGTAATGTGGATAATCAGCTTCGGTAAATTCCTTGTACTCAATCGTCCAGTCTGCAAAATCGTTAAGCCTGCTCTGTAACTCCGTATAAGGCTCATTCTCGTACTTTTCGTTGTACTCGGTGAATTTACCGCAGAAATCAGAAAGTCTCGTCTGTGAGTACTTGTAGTCTTTCCACAAGGTATAGCAGAACAGTGTCAGTATTCCGGTGAATGGACTTCTCTCCGCAGACTGCTTCAAAAGTTCTGTCTTCCGCATAATTTTCAAAATTTCCTGCGGATTGTCATATCGTTTTGGCATTTTATGTATCACCTCCAAGTTCTGTGATGCTTGAACTCTACAAAGAAAATTTCATTTTATCCAATTTTTCAATTTGTTTTTTTAATGATTCAATTTTCTTTATTCTCATTACTTCTGCCCTTAAAACTGCGTCTTCCTTCTTTTTGTGCCAATCATTTCCGCGATAATATCCATATTTTTTAGAACTTATCATATCTCCGGAAATATTTGAACAAATCTCTGCATCGTCAGTTTCTATGATTCCAGTACTAAGTGCATATTTTGTAATATATACTTTCATATTATTCACCGTCCTTTTCTCCATGCAAAAGTTCCATAAACCGAACAAATTGTCTTTTTGACACGGAATTGTTCTGCTTCTCAGGCTTCAAACTGATGACTAGATGCTTGTCGGCAATGTTCGCCAGTTCCCTTGCAAGGTTGATTTTGCCTTGTTGTATGCCCTGCGAATAAGTTTTAGGCTGTTTATATTGCCCTGTTACTTGTTTCCCTTTACCTTGACTTCCTGCCGTGACGTTGTACATCTGAATACCACTATCAGAACATTTTTTAATATACTCGACTTCTTTTTCATCAAGTTCTGATATCCCACAGGTTAAAAAATGCAATGACCACCCATGCGGATTATCTTTGCTCTTGAAGCCATGTTTTTTAAGGCTCAATGCTATATGGTCGTATTCCGCAAGGTGAGAAGATGTGCGCTCTAAAAGTCTGACAGCTTGCCCACAATACCCTCTTCTGATTCCTGCTTCGTCCACTCTGTAAAACAAATAGATTCCGCTAACATTCGATATTTCGGGGCATATCTGTTTTATTTTTTTCTCACGTTCTGCTTTCATAGCATAGATTTTCTTCCAATCAGCCATTCGCACCACCATTTCTGTACTTTTCAAGTTCTGCAATCATGGTTTCTCTGCCAATATCTCCACTCGCACGCCACTCTACCGCATGAAAAACTCCGCTAAGGTTCTCGCTCAAAACTTCGATTCTAATACTTGCCGACCTGATATACTCAATCAACCGCTGTGTATCTCGTGCTATGTCCTCGTAACCGTACAACTGTAAGTGTTGCACCATAATTTCAAGGTTGGAGATACTTGACGGCTCCATTAGCTCATTGACATCCTTGTAGCACAAATAACCAAAACTTCCACCACTCAAAACGGACACTCCTTTCCATTCTGTAAAATCCATTCCTTGCCTGCTGCCGCATAGTCCACATTCGCCAATGGATCAATCTTTTTTACCTCTGTGACACATTCTTTGGCATCAGAATTATCACGGCTTAAATGGCACAATATGACGTTCTGCAAGGCATCTGATTTGTTCGCAAGAACAAATTCTTTTACCGTTTCCAGTTCCATATGACCACGGTACACATGGGATTTCTTAGCATCGTTGGAATCCTCTGTAATGTACTTCTTCTGATAGTTACATGAAATAATGATGTGGTTTACTTCATGAAACCGCCACTTAACAAATTCCGTGTCAGTTACATAAAGCAATTTTCCCATTTCCGGGTGAGTAATCAGGAATCCATAGCAAGGGCATTCTGAACCATCAGCGTTTGTATGTGTCCACTTACCATCCAGTGTCGTAAGATCAAATGCCATTATTTTTCCACCAGTAAACCCTATTTCCATAGGTTCTAAACTCTCATATGGCTTAAATACTGGTATTCCCATGTGTTCAAGGTCTGATGTGGATAATGAGTGGTCTTTGTGCGTATGGGTGCATATCGCACCCACAACACACTTAATATTCCAGTTAAGACCACGTTTTATGTCCATGATGGGAAGTCCTGCATCCAGTAAAAGCGTTTCACCGTTATCTGCCGTTAGAAGATAGCAGTTACCGGAAGAACCGGATCCTAAACATTTTAGCTTCATGTTTCTACCTCAATTTCGTCATCTTTTGGAAACTGAAATATGCAGTTATTTACATATTCAACTTTTGATGGCTCATTGTTCATGGTTTGAACTATAATTCCACTATTTTTCAATTTTTCAAACTGTTTTACCACATCTTCTGTAATTTCAACATTTTGAAAAAGAATCGGCATACCAACGTATGCTTTTCTAAGCATTTCCATAGCTTTCTTCGATTTTTCTTCTTTGGAATATGTAGCTACAACGCCATGCGCAATTTCTGAGGGTCTGGCAATGGTATCTCTTATCGCAACAATGGAATTATCTTTTGTAATTCCAAAGCAAAAATTTTCATATGGAATATCAGTTCTACCGTCCTGTGAAATAATTCTCATGGTGTCCTCCCTACTTAAAGCAATCCGGCGTCTCTGCGCTGGCAATGTCCGTCTCTGCGGTCTGCGGTGTCTGCGGTACTTCCTCAAACTCAACAGTGTTTGCATTATTCTGAATCTCCCTGTGAACCTGTTCCTGAATGGGTTCCATCGGATATTCCTTGAAGTCTCCATCTTCGATTTCTTCTTTTGTGTAAATACCCATTGTCAGTTCCGGGCAATTCAGACTAGAGAAGAACGATGCCGCTCTGTATCTGAGCATTAACTGTGGCATGGTTTTCCACTTACTTCCATTTTTCCCAAGCCATCCCTCGTCCTTTGCCATCTGCATATTGACTTCCATACCCTCAACTCTGCGACCGTTTTTCATAGTCCACGCTACGCATGAATAAGGCTTTCCATCTTTATCCTTTACCTCGTCATACTGCAACTCCATGTCAAACATTCTGCTTGCGTTAATAGAGGCAATCAAAAACTTACTGCTCCAACTAGGTCTTCCCTGTATCGGATAAAGGTTCTGCATAACCATCAGAGGGCTAATGTGCATTCTTTGTGCCTGTTCAATGGCAATCAAACAGTTAGACGGATTTTTCTGATATGTCTGCGGAACAATCGTTGAATCAGCCAGTGCCTTTGCCATCTGCATTGCCATAATAAAATTGTCGGATGTTCCAAAAATCCCAAGACTGTAATCTGTAACCTTATTCTTGCTTTCCTTTACCTCTGCCTTTTCCTGTGTCATTACTTCCTGCTTCTTTTCGTCTGCCATGTTTCTACCTACCTTTCTACCTTTTTGATGCCGTCAATTCCTATGATGAATACCTGGGTTGTCTTGGGATTCTGAATCAGTGCAATAGTACTTGCAAACCTATCATGTTTTTTAATTCTTAAAACTTTGTATTCATCATCTTTGCTTACATCTGAATCTATTACAAAATTCTGTTCGTATCCTAAAAGACCACTCCATGTACCGTATAAATTGTACTGCTTACCGGTATCCTTGACTTTTACGGTATCTCCCACGCAGATTTCGTCTTTCTTCTCCGGTTCTTTCTCCGGTTTGTAGTTTTCAAGGACAACGTACTCGCTGTGCCATAAACCAACATTTTCCTCAGATTTTTTGCAAATACATCCTGATGTCGTAACGCAATTTACTTTGAAAATATCTCCGTTTTTATAAGGAATCAAACAAGGCATCGCACAAACAACCTTGATGTACTCACCGACTTTAGCTTTTCTCTTAACCTCCCGGACACCGTTATCAGGCTTCGCATCCTCGCCCATCAGCCGATTAAAAGCCAACTTAGCACCAGTACGGAAATCAAATTCATCAGCAGGATTGCAGTTTGCTTCTGCTTTCTCGCCAGTGGACTTGTCCAGCGCAACTACTTTGTTGTCATTGCGGTAGATGACAATAGTTGTGTCTACTTTTTCTAAAGCGGCAGAAAATATAGAACCTATTTGGAAATGTTTTAAACCAATGCTTTCCCCAACTACATCTTTGTAAAAAACAGTGCCACCACTGATTTCTGTGATTTCAATTGCTGCATCATTGTCTGCAAAATATCCGCTTTTGTATCTGTCTCCAACCTTAAATTTATGTTTTTCCATATTATTCTTCCTCACTTTCCAGCTTAATCATAAATCCTCCCTGATGCACTGTCACATCAGCTTTGTAAATCTCCTTGATGCTTCTAGGCATCACATGGAACGTCACATCCGTATCAGCAATCTTGCCTTTGAATTTCAAGGCTCCACGGTCTGAAAGTCCCAGGTACACACCCACGCAACACTTGTCCTCAAAATTGAATACCACGGTGTCACCAGCATTGATTACTTCTCCGCTCGTTGTCAAAACGGAAATTACTGTCTCTTTCTTAATCTGCATTTTCCGCAGCTCCTTTCTTTATCTTATCTGCAAATAATTTTGTGGTAACTTTTGCTCCAAATTGGGCAAAAGTAATTATCATAAGTGGGTTTTCTTCAATTAAAGAATCAAACGGCTCTTCTCCCATTGTTTTTACTATTGCTCTGCACATTTCATCAGCAGAAATCTCAACTTTTTTATCCATATCATAATCATTATTATGCATTCTTCGCTTCCTCCACTTTCAAACTCGCATCATCACTTCTGCGGAACATAATCAACTGACTGTCAACATCAGGAATCTTCCAAGGGTCAAGGCTTTCGGTATCGTCAACCATGATAGGCAATTCCACACCGCACCGCTTCTGAAACGCATTGCAAATGTCAATCTCCGTCAGAATCCTTGCTCCGTGGTTCATGTTCCGGCTGTAAGGCTCTCCACGGTATGTAAAGTCACAGCATTCCTCCGTGTCACCATTCACAAGAGGTCTAAACATACGAACTGTGCAGAAAGAAAGATACTTGTTCACATCAGCTTCCAACAGTTCGTTCTTCTTCCGGCTGAATTTCTTTAACAGGTCAAGTTGTGCCTGCACATCCGTAATCTTCTGTGCAATGTTCTTGCGCTCCTGTTCCAGTTCTGTGATACGCCTATCCACACTCTCGTTAATGCTTACACTCGCCAAAGACTTATCAACCACAGAAATATCATTGCGGATCTGCTCTTCATCACCTTTTAACTGGATTCTGAGAAGATTCATGTCAGTGAATTTGTTCATGGAAGCTTCTTTCTCAGCAATCTGTGACTGGATAGCTTTGTATTCTTCTGTGTTGGAAATATCCACGCTTGCCGGAATGGAATTTAATGCATTATCGGCAATGGCAATCTCTTTTTCCAACCGCTCCACTTCATCCTCGGTCTTTTTCAGTTCCTCACGCTTATGCTCCAGTTCTTCCTGATCCGCTTTGATATGTTCAGCGCAGGAAGAACCCTCTTTAGTAATAAGTTCCAATTCATGTGCCTTATGCGTATCAAACTCCGTTCTTAACTGCTCTTTTTTCTCTTCCGGATATTCCTGTCCACAGTATGAGCAAATCAGAGAGTTTTCATCAAATTTAAGGCTTTTATTCAAATACCAACTCTTCTTCAATTCCTGTCTCTTCTGCTCATACTGTGCGATACGCTTTTCCAGTTCCGTGATCTCTTCACGAATGGTATCTGCCTTAAGCAACTCTTTCTGATGCTCATTCTGAATCTGATTCAGTGTTGTGCGCTTATCTCTTCTGTCCGCATCCAGTTTTTCATTTGCTTTCTGCTGTAATGCACTCAACTGACCTTTTAACTCAATAATTCCATCAGAAAGCTTATCGTAGGACTTCATACTGTTCTGCGTATCTGTCTGCTGCTTAATGTTCTCTGACAGCTTATCCAGTAAAGCTTTCTTTTTCAGTTCCAGATCCGCAAGGTCAATATCTACTCTCTGACGGCTTACCTCGTCAATTCGGCTTGGAATTTCATCTAACAAGTCCTGCAAGCCCTTGGTTCCATTTCTTCCCCTTGTGCCGTATAACTGCGTATTGCAACGCTTTTTCAGTTCATCAACAGTGCCATCCTGCAGAACAGTCCTTAATGCTTCAAACTCCGGAAACTGATTGCAAATGTCATCATTACTGTGCTGACCAAACATATCAGTAAGAATTGCTCTCTGATCCGTGCCACCTTTCAGCAGAAGTGTCATGGCATTGATGCAAAGTGAAAACTTATCTTTTCCGCATACGCTCTCTTCCAAAAATGCTTCAAAATCTGCTGCCTTTTTTGGAATATCATTCACATAGTAATCCGTGACATTTCCGGTAAACTCGCCTTTCTTATTGAAGTTCTGACGGCATACTTTTTTCAGAACCTTGTCTGTACCACCAATCTCCACGGTAACTTCTTCGGTAATATCTCCGTCAATGTCATTGCCGTCCTTATCGTGCGGTCTGATTCCGGTAATTTCTCTGCCGTTCTCGTCACGGCATCCAAAAATATACTGAATTGCTCTTTTGATTGTGGACTTACCGGTTTCATTCACCCCGGAAACCTCTGTCCGGTCGTATAAATCAGTGTCCACTACGTTAGAACCATAGAATTTGCAGAAATTCTGCAAAAAGATGTGTTTAATCCTCATTGTTCCTATCCTCCCAAAGATATAAATACAGTGAATTTACAAACATATAGATTGATACCGGCTTGTCTGTCTCATTGATTTTCTTGTACAACTCTGTGGTTGGGTTCATCTTATCAACAACCCACTTGATCGCCTGATACACGCTTTTTTCATTTGTGCTGTGTTTCTCTCCGATAATCCGGTAGATTTCAGAAAGTCTTCTGTTTCGGTTCTCAAACATCAGCGTTTCAACCTCGATGATGTACTGAAATCCCGGCAAGTACTGTTTCAGCCCCAGTTCTACCAAGATTTTTCTTATCTTCCTTTCCATTTCCTTACTCCTCCGGCTTTCAGTCTTCTGTTACGTGGATCATGTTGTCCTCTTCGCTGATATACAAGATTCCTGCATCTAACAGTCTTGCAATCAGAATCTCATTCGCACGGACGATGGGGATAATCTGACTTTTCTGCATAAAAATACTCCTTTCCTAACCATTTTTTCTTCCCGGTATTGCGGTTTACAATTCTGTAATAGAATGCTGTTTCACGGTCAACTTCCCATTCTTTCGGACTGTAAAATATCTTTCCGATGCACCCTTTGACGGTAAACCGCTTTTTGGCACTCATACGGTGTCCTCCGCAAGTTTTCCTTGTCTCCACCATGTTACATCATCAAAGCCTTTAGCTGAAAAAGAAGTAGCACCATTAGTCCATGTAAATATTCCCTCATTTTTGAATCTTGCAAAATATCTAGGTTTCCAAGGGTCACTATCGGAATCTCTTACGTACACTTTCGTGTCCACAGGCACTTTCGACCAGTCAACAGGTGGTTCAACATATTCCTGCTCTGCCCATTCTTTGAACCTTTCCCTGCATCTGCTTTTATCACTCCATGCGCAATCGGAACAAAGTATTACATTGCAATCACATAACTTTCCTTCTTTGTCCACAGCTATCTCTATACTATCAAGTGCCATGTCAATAATCTGTTCCGCATACTTCTCTCTGTTCGTCATTTTCCATTCATCCTTTCCAGTTCTGCGCTCCTGGTTAATATCCAGTCTGCGTAATCACTTAATTCTGTCTTTGTAGCTGCGTTCTTCTCTCCGTGGTAAACCATGAGGACAATTCCTACATCACAGTACTTTTCAAACAATTCCGACAAGTAGTCGGCTCCCACATGGATATTGCCGTCCACGGAGTAGATGTCCGTCACTCCCAAACGCTCCATGCGGTCTTTATGCCATCTGTCTGAAATCTGCATCAGACCTTTGCAGCCGCCACTTTCCACATCCGGTCTGCCGGAAGATTCTTTCTCGATCATTGCCATGAGCAGTTCCGGGCAGATGCCGTATTCCTCACCGTACTTTACACACGTTTCCTGTGCTTCCTCGGAGATAAAACTGCCGGATGGCTGTGCCGTGGATGTAAATGTGATGGAGAGTGCTATTATAATAGGAAGAAACAGCTTTATTGTTGTTATAATCTTTAATATTCTTTTGTCTCTATATAACATAGAGTAGAATCACCCCCGTGAATATTCCTAATAACCAAAAGAAAACCATAAGGACAACCTCAACTATTTTTCTCATACGCAATACCTCATAGCATATCTCCTTACGATATTCTCAAAGATTACTCTCAGTCTTACATTGTCAAAAATAACCGCAATCTTTGTAGTTCCCTCTTTGATAGCTGTTTTCGTGTTGCCGGCATCTTCCATACGCTTGATTTTATTGCTCTGAAGCCTTGATAAAACACAATGTGCTTCGTTTTCCAGTTCACCGTACATCTGATTGTAAAGTGTCTGATAGTCGATACCGCTCTTTGCGGAAATATTGCGTACCTTTGCATTGATGTCTGCTTTCCAGTCTCCGATAGGCTCTGTGAAAATTTCTTTCATGTTGGTGACTGTACTTTCCAACTTCTGAACCTGTTCAGCTTGTTTCTTCTGTTCCAGTTCCTGTCTCGCCATGCTCTCAGCCATTTGCATAACCATCTGCATCTGTGGAGAAAGT